TGATAATCCTAATGTATCTAGAAAGTTTAGAGAAGGTTGGGAGCCATGTAGGTTAGAGGACCATCCAGAATTACAAATTCATATGATGGACCATAACTCAGAATGGTCAGTTAAAGGTAATGTTGAAATTGGTGGGCAACTGTTATGTAAGATGCCAGCAGAAAAAGCGAAAGCTAGAGATGAATACTTTGATAATTTAGCAGAGTCTCAACTGGAATCAGTAGATAACACATATTTTAAAGACCAAGATTCTAGGATGGCTACGAAACAAGTGTTTGAAAGAAAATCTCGAACCACGTTTGGTAAAGATTCATAGTATCTTATTTTATTAATTAAATAAGGAGACAATTATGTCATCAAGTGCAACTCCCTTTGGGAGCAGACCTGTTGGTACTATCGTTGGAAGCCCTTATCAAGGAAAAGTTACTCATTATAAAATCAAAAATGCATATGCTACTAGCATATTTTATGGCGATATTGTTAAGTGGGCTGACGGAAATCCGAATACTACTATTGAAAAAGATACTGGTACTTCGGCTTTAACACCTATTGGTGTTTTTCTTGGATGTGCTTACACCGACCCTACTACAGGGCAATTCACGCCCAATCAAATGTTCACAGCTTCTATAGCTTCGGACGATATTGTGGCATATGTTGCTACAGACCCTTTCATACTAATGCAAATGCAATGCAATGGTTCAGCTACCCTAGACGATTTAGGAAAAAACTGTAACATTGTGCAAACTGCAGGAAGTACAGCAATCGGTACTAGCAAAAATACGGTTGGTATATCAACAGCAGCTACAACAGCTACACTACCATTAAAGATTGTCGATTTTGTCGATGGTCCTGATAGTGCAGTTGGAGACGAGTTTACTGATGTACTAGTAATGTTTAATGTTGGACACCAGTTGTTAAATACAACAGGTATAGGTTAAGGAGTAAATTATGGCAGCTATATCAAGAGCTAATGAGTTAAAACAACTCTTACCTGGTCTTAACGCATTATTCGGTGAAGAATATAATCGTTATGAAAACGAGCACGAAGAAATCTATGTAACTGAAAATTCTGAAAGAAGTTTTGAAGAAGAATTAAAGTTATCTGGTTTTGGAGCAGCTCCAGTAAAAGATGAAGGTTCTGCAATCACTTATGATTCAGCACAAGAGTCTTTTGTCGCTAGATACACGCATGAAACTATTGGTTTAGGATTCAGCATTACAGAAGAAGCAATGGAGGATAACCTCTATGTCTCTGTATCAGCTAGATACACTAAAGCATTAGCCCGTGCTATGTCTTATACAAAACAAGTAAAATCAGCTTTTCCATTAAACAATGGATTCTCAACTGCATTTACTTCAGGGGATGGCGTTGCTTTATTTAGCACAGCTCACCCGCTTGTAAACGGTGGCACAAATAGTAATAGACCATCTGTTGCAGCAGATTTAAATGAAACATCTTTAGAAGATGCAATCATTCAAATAGGCAAGTGGACAGATGAAAGAGGTCTAAAAATTGCAGCAAAAGCTAGGAAGCTAATTATTCCTTCTGACTTGCAGTTTGTAGCAACTAGATTGTTACAAAGTGACTACAGAGTAGGAACTGCTGACAATGACATAAATGCGGTCAAAACTAATGGAGTGATTCCAGAAGGTTATTCAGTTAATCATTATTTAACTGATACTAATGCTTTCTTTATTACTACTGATGTTCCTGACGGAATGAAGCATTTTGTTAGAGCTCCTATGACTACTACTATGGATGGAGACTTTGATACTGGTAATGTTAGATATAAAGCGAGAGAAAGATATTCTTTCGGTGTATCTGACCCACTAGGTATTTTTGGTTCACCAGGTAGTTCGTAAGAACTTTAAGGGGAGCATACGCTCCCCTTTTTTTTATGGTATATTATAAATCTAGGTATTTTATTAACTTGTCTATCAACTGACCTAGCAGACATTTGCCGAGATGATAGATTATTTCTTTTAGGAGAAAAATTATGGCTAACACAACTTTTAATGGACCAGTAAGGTCTGAAAACGGTTTTAAAGTTATATCAACTAATAGCACAACAGGTGCAATTACAGATGTAGCAACTATTGCATCTACAGGTATTGTTACAGATAAATTTGTAAAACATGTAGGTTTTGCAACTGGCGTAACAGTAAACACTACAGCAGGAGATTCTCCAGCTATAGGTGAATTTACTCAACCAGCAAACACAATCATTACAGATATTAAGATATTTTGTGATGTTTCTCCTGTTATTGGAGAAGGTGATATTGGTTACGAAGTAGGTACATCTTCTTCTGGAGCACAAATTGTTGCAGCTCAAACAGACGAAATTTTAGATGCTGG